ACTCCTCGGCGATATCTTCCATGCGCATGTCGTCCGGGATGAGATCCTCCGGAAACATCAGCACCCCCTTTGCGCTGGCCCGAATCACCCAGTCGGTCAGGGTGATCAGCCGGTTGACGTAGCGTTGCTGATCGATCACGTCGCCGACGAAGCTGTGGATCTCGCCGTCGATAAAGGGGTACAGCTTGATGACGTAGGGGTGGCTCCCGTGTGCGTAGGGGGTCTCTCCTTCACGCAGGATATGTCCAAAGGGGGTCAGGTAGCGGTAGTACCAGTAGTTGTCGATAAACCATTCGTATTCGATCAGCGGGATGTCGTCGTCGGCGATGCCTGCCGCCCGGCCATCCTGCAGGCGTGAGGCGTTCTCCGCCTTGATGTTATCGAGGTTGCTCACCTCGTCTTTGTAGTAGTCGCCATTGAGGTAGTCATGGCAGCGCAGGCGTGCTTTCTGCTCGCGGGTCCACACCTCGATCACCCGGCAGAGGGTGGTGTCGTAGGGGTGGAGAAAGTCGATGTTCGCGAGCCGGTAATGGCCGAACTGGTTGGCGTAATTTTCCAGATAGTCCATATTGGCGGCATTGGTGTAGATGTGCCGCAGCTGGTCGTAGTCCTCCTGGGACTTGGCGAAGGTGCTGCACAGCTCCCCGAAGGTGATGTCGTGGACCTCGCCGATCAGCGAGCAGTCCCAGTGGCGCACATCGTGCATGGCACCATCAAAAAAGATGTGGTTGGGGCTGATGATGTCGGTCCAGCAGTCCATCTTGTTATCTCGCCACCCGAAGCTCTCCTTATGAAAGGCGGCCCCGCTGATTAGGAACTCTTCGAAGGTGCGGCTATTGATCTCCGACATGCGGTTCAGCTGCCAGTTGTACTGCAGCGTGATGCTCATCATCTCGCTGAGCTGCTGCTCGGAGCGGTCCCGGGCCGAGCAGGTCGGCTCCTTGGATTGCCCTCGGTAGGCCCCCATGACGGAGCGAACCAACCGTCGGATCAGGTTGTTTTTGAGGGGGATGTTGCCCTGCGAGATGATGTACTCCTCCTCGGTCATCTTCTTGCCGTCATATTTGATCACATCCCCCCACTGATCACCATAGGTGTAGCGCTTGCACCGCTCACGATCCTTGCGAAACTTCTCTAAGTTGTCCCAGCAGCGTTGGGCCCGCAGGATGATGTCGAAGTTGAGCCGTACTCCGCGTTTCTGCTCTCGCTTCACCGAGTCGATTTGGGTATGGGTGGTCAGTTTTGATTTGGGGATGATCCGTCTTTGTTGTGCCATTGCGTAACCTTTTTTACAAAAGTGTGATGCAGAATCGGTTGGTTCTGTTTATATGTTAATTTGCTTGCTCCAACTCCTCGTAGAGCGGATAAGAGGTGCCCTGAGCACCCTGCGCAGAGCGATCCATGGCCCGGAACAGCTCCTGCAGGTTGTTGATCCGTTCGGCATACTGCATCAGGGACTCGTGTTCGCCTCTTTGCATCAGGATCTTTTTGATCTGCAACCGGGGAGCGTTGATCAGCTGCAGGAGCCCCGCCGTGGAGTG